GAAAGGTGCAACCATCCTTGCTAATGCATAACTCAAATGTATCATAGTATTTGGTCGACCTTCCTTAATATATATTTCTCGGATTTTATCCGCTATGCTTTTAGGGTCTTTCCTTTGAGCTTTTGGCAATGGATCAATTATTATCGGAGTATTTTCAACAGGTGCTAAAGGCTCATAAGCCACATAATCCATTTTTAGCTCATTAGGAAAGAGTTCTCGTATATGATAATCGGTTATCGAACCGCTAAATAAAAAGTATCTAGTACTTTCACCAAAGATTGTGTTCATAAGATCATAGGGAACTACTAAGGGCTTAACAGTTAAATGTTCTTCGTCTTTTTTAGTTTTGTAGTTCTCTTTCATCTCATAAAATATTTCAACTTTATCTAAATTATTTGTTAAGTATTCTTGTAAAATTTTTAATTGTTGAAACATTGATCCGAAACGTGCTTTACGTCCAGAAATCTCATTAGCGAAAGGTGCTAGTTTAGTTGTGGTTTTTGTAACCCAATCAAAGAACTCAACATCATTAAAGTCTTTAGGTATACCGTAATAACCGATAGGAAATGACTTAGCAATAGTCATCAGCAACATATCAGCTAGTTTATGTGCTTCATCGATTACCACAACAGAGGGTTTTACTGCTCCGGTCTGAGTAAGGTAATAATAATAATAAGATAAAGGATTAAAAACGTTAGGGCTATGAAACCCTGCTTTTCTAGCTTTTCTATACTCTTGCTCAGTTTCGTACCTATCTTTTCCTTTAATTGCATTGAGTTCCTCGTAAGTTTCACAATATTGGTCAACAAGCTGATTACTTGGCGAAATTAATGCACAATCATGGTGCGCTATCTGAATAGCTCGACCGATCATAGACTTACCAACCCCAGGAGGCCCATTTAACACATGAATTTTTGTTTCATTTAATTTTTTAGGTACATGTGTTAAATAATCAATTTGTATATCTCTAGGTTTACGTCCAGTACCATCGAGTTTTTTCAGATAGTTAACCATTTTTATTTGCCCTTCGCTCTGCGTTTTCTGCCTTTGTTTTCGCTTTATGACAGGTTGTACATATTGCTTGTAAGTTATCAGCACCACTAAATATTAATCGCCGTATATAAGTATGCCAAGAGATGGATTCGCCCGTTAAAGGTATTACTGGATCTATATGGTCTACGTGTATTTGAGGGTAAAGTTTTGATTTTTGCTTCTTACACCTTTGATCACATAGTTCGCATATCCAGTAGTTAGATTTGAGCTTTTTAGGGCTACCATCTTTCTTGTATTCTTGAACAACGATATGTACCTTATTTAAGGCTTGATCCCTAGCAGGGTATCTATGCCACACTTTACGTATAGCATTTGAGATAGCTGCCACTAGAGCTTTTTCGTCGTTACACGATTCGTATCTATTTGGCATTGTTAATGAATGATTTAAAGTTCATTCCAGTTTCAGGATTAAACCCTTTGAATTGCCTATAATAGTCAACAATCGCATCTCTTTCGTTTAATTTAACTTCTTGACCATATTCGTTTAAAAGAGGGCCGCCACCTTTTAGTTCGATTCCATAAAGTGCATTTCCATGCTCATCTTTCCCACGATACATTACGTGATCTTGAGAATATCCGATAGTAGCAGTGAAAGTAGGCTGTGCATCTAGGATTGATCCTAAGTTGTTGATATGCTCTGCGATATTACTAACAGATACATTTTTGATGCCTAAAGCATCTAAGAAATTTTTGAAGATACCAGCTTTTGCATGAGTAGTTTTACCACCATTACTAGTGAAAACCAAAGAATCGACTGGAACATCAATGAAGCCAGAAGTAAGACCACCGGAAGCAGTATCACGGACATTAATACGTAACCAACCCCATCTTTTACCTGCACCATCAGGAGACTTTTTAATTCCCATTTGGTAATCGACAACTTGAAAATTGTATTTTCCAGGCTCCCTAAGGTAAGTAGTTGGTTGAAGATCCGCATCAGTAACGTCCGCGATGTCTAATGAATTAACTTTGATTGATTCCATAATAAAACTCCTTTTGTTTTATGTTAAAGATACATACCTAATCGGTATTTTCGAATTAAACTTTAGTTATTTTTCTAGTATTATGTATCTGTATCTTCGGACTACCCGATTCAACTTCCACAAATTCAATTTCTTTTATTTGCCTAGAAAATTCATCCTTATCCTTAGTACCAAATGCGCAAAGATCTCTTAACGGACACCTAAAACAAGCATTATCATTCAACGTTGCAGGTGGAAAAGTTTTCTTTAGATGTGCATCAGCTATAATAGAATAGAACTTCATTAAACCGCTAGCAGTGTGCTTTGTTGGTTCATCATCAACATAGATATGATCGTTTCTGATCTCAACTATAAAATCTCTAGGTTCAAATTTAAGACTAGTAATGTCTTTATCAAAATGAGCATAGGCAACACACAATTTACCTTTAGGTCTTTTTAATAAACACATGTAAGTTACTAGTTGACCTAGATGAGACATTTTATAAACACCTTTGTTGATGATAGATGTATATAGAGATCTTGATATAGTTGTTTTAAACTCGTATACATAATCGTCACATATACCATCATACCTACCAGAAATTTGAATGTTATCAGTTAATTGGTACTTTATTGGTATTTCTCTTTCTTTCACTGTGCCTAGTCTAGCTATGTGATATTCTTCACCAATAGTACCGATTGCGCTGTATATTGGGTCGATTTCTTTCCTGTTAGGTAATTCTTTTTTGAATACTTCGAATACTGGGCATCCGCTATTATATTCTGATTTAGTTGTGGCTCCTGCTGGTTCAGCGTATGAGCTTGGATAAATTTTAATTGTCATTTTAAATACCTTTTATTAAATCCTCAATTTCAGTAATCTTTTCTTTCACATCAATAGACACATTACCAAAATAAATCCTGGTTCTATTCCCGTATTAACATATATTTTTTGGGGTGACTTTTATTCTCTTTCCTTCAACCCACCCTAGCTTAATATAAATACTGAAAAAATTTTTTTCTTCTATATCCAGTATCATTTGAGTTAGTTCAATCATGTTTTAATACTCCTTTTTATTTTCCTATCGGCACCCAAAATTTTTCCTTAAGTTATTTTTTAAAAAGACGATAAGAGATATGAGCGGCGGTGTGGGAAGCTAAATTAAACGGGGAAGTGGTGCTGCTGGAAAATGCCCTAAGATTGTGGATATGCCTAAAGCAGATAAGCAAGCCACCTAGTTTTGGAGACACACGCTTTTGATGAAGCTCAGTAGCAGGGCAAAATAGTAGTCAGAAGGCTACAGGCCGGAGTCGCGACCGGCCCGCTCAACACAAACAATTAAAGGAGGCGATTGATATGGATAAACGTAAAAAGAAGAACTTAGAAAATATGATTCAAATGATATAGTAGACGCTCACATTAACTTACTTATACAGTATTGTAATGTATTAGGTGCTGACCCAAAAGAACTTTTCAAAAAAACCTTAGAAACTCTTGGTGATGATGATTCAATGATGATAAACGGCATAAAGTTGGAGTGGCAATGATTGAATACTATAAACGATTAAAAAACACTATATTGCAGGATATCGATGCAGCATTAAAAGGGTCAGCAGAAGGAAGATCAGCCGAAAAACTCAAAAAAGCATTAGATATCGCAGCAGATTGCCAAGAAAAATTAGATGCCGAATTATCTAGTGAATGGGAAAAATTATCACCTGAAACACAAGCTAAAATCGAAGCCATGATAGATGAGGAATTAAATGGGAAAGAGATTTAAAGTTAAAATAGATATTGATAATGATGTGTTGGTACGGCCGGTTAAGCCTGAAGAAGATCTATTATTTATTTTTAATTCGTGGTTAAAATCTTATCGTTGCTCTGACTTTGCAATGCATATTGATAATGAGGATTACTATAAGAATCACCATAGATTAATTACTTCAATTATTAAACAGCCAAATAATAGTATTTCTATAATGTGTGATCCTGAAGATACCAGCCATATACTAGGCTATATAATTTATAACACTAAAGAACCTATTGTGTATTATACATATGTAAAGCATGGTTTTAGGGGTTTAGGTTTAGGTCGCTATTTGTTGGAAGGAATACGTAAGAATTATGGTAAAGATGCTATCGTAACTTGTACACACAAACCGAAAAATTGGCGTAAGATCAAAAAGATAGGGTTGGATTATAACCCATATTTAATTAAGGAGCAAGAAAATGCTAGCAATAAAGAGAGCTAAATTCCACAACTCAGTTCAAGCCTTTGGTGAGGTTTTTACATTTTACCCCTTAAATAAGACGATTGATAGATTTCAAGTAACCCTAGATACTAAATTATCAGTACTTTGCATAACTGATGGTAAAACAACTGTTGAAGTTCCCTTAACAAACGTGGTATTTTATGAACGTAAAGCAATTAATAAACCAGCAAGTAAGAAAAAGAAAACAAGCACCTGATTGGTTTAAGACAAGCTTTCCTGAACAAATACAATTCATTAAAGACCCTGCAAGATTTAAAACTGGGCTGTGTACTAGACGGGCTGGTAAATCTTATGGGGGCGGTTTATATTTGTTTAAAGAAGCTTATGAAAATCCAGGCGTTACAGTAATGTACATTGCAAAAACCATTGATACAGCTAAAAATATCATGTGGAAAGATGTACTAAAAGTGATTGATACAGAATTTAAGTTAGACTGTAATTTCAATGATCGTAAGAATCGAGTAATATTACCCAATGGTTCAGAGATAATTCTATTTGGCGCCGATTCCTCTGTTGATGAAATGGAAAAATTGAGGGGTCAAAAAGTTAAGCTAGTTATCGTTGATGAGGGTTCAACATACCGTATTAATTTATTTAATTTGATTTACAAGGTTTTAAAAGCGGCATTATGGGATTATCAGGGTACTATAGCTATGATCGGTACGCCCACTGATTATGTACAATCGTTTTTTGCAAAGGCGACCATGGGTAAGATCCGAGGCTGGAAAAACCATTTTTGGACTGCTGCTGATAATCCACATGTTAGGGAACAATATTTACAAGAATATGCGGAGGCGAAAGCCGACAACCCAAATGTTGAACAAGAAGCATGGTTTATGCAAGAATATATGGGTAAATGGGTAGTCACGGATAAAAACCGCGTATTTGCATATAATTTCGATCCCAGGATCGAGGAAATTGATCTTAAGTTGAATTTAAATCTAGGTATAAAAGTAGATTACGATAAAGATGTTACAGGATTCACAGTAGTGGGTTATAGTACAAAATCTCGTGATGCTTATATAGTAGAAACTCAGACCTTAGAATCTACCGATGTTGCCCACATAGCGAAAGTACTAACAACCTATACAGATAGTCATGATTTTTCTTCCATCACTCTAGTTGGTATGTCAAAGAAATTAATAGAGCAATTTAGATCAAGATACCCTGTTAGTATTCCTGATGATATTGAAAAAGATGAGACTGCAATAATAAGACTCTATCAATCCGAGCTGTTACAGAATCACATTAAAGTTTTACCACAAGCTACCGATATAGTAACTGAGTGGGACGGAATAGTTAAAGATACAACACCAAAATTTCAATTTCATCCCTCATGTACCACACACTGTACGCAAGCCTCATTATATGCATGGCTATATTGCTACAACTATCTGTATGAACCAGAACAGGAAAGTGATGACCCAAACGACGAATACTGGGAACGAGAAGCCGAACGAATTACTAACTCCCGAGGAGTTGGAGACTTATCTGAAGATTATGAAGAAGAATCAGGTGACTTCCCTGAAAATTGGTGGATTTGAAGTACAGTGCGTACCCTACCTTGATCATGAATTAGATGAACAACAACAACCAATAGAATCGGATAATTATGACGATTTTACGTGAGAAACTATATAAAAAGAATTTAGCTGAAACTCCTTATGAAGATTGGTGGACTGTATCTGATGAAGATGCACATACGCACATGATTCAATTAATTAATGTTATTGATGAAAATCAAAGTGAGCGTAAATGGGATAATTTAACCCATGGTAAGCTTTATCAGGATCACCCATTAGTCACTAAAGGACGAAGGAAGCAAAGCTCTGTCACCTATAACGTAATAAAAGCCTGTATTGATACCTTAGTAGCCAAAATTGGTCAAAATAAACCAAGGCCCAGAGTATTAACAGAAAAAGGTGATTACGAACAGCAACAAAAAGCAAAGCAATTAACTCAATATCTGGATGGTATTTTAAATTGTTCAGGTGCTTATAGGCAAGGCCCAGCCATTTTTAAAGATGGTGGCATATTTGGGACCGGCGCATTAAAGGTATTGATTGATGATAATGAAGTTAAAACCGAACGAACTCTTATTACTGAATTGTTAGTTGATGATTTAGAAGGTGCCTATGGCAACCCGCAATCAATGTTTCAAAAAAGAGTAGTTTCAAGATCATTATTAAAGCAACAATTCCCAGCATACGCCGGTAAAATCGATGAAGCTGCACCCGATGAAATATCACAAAGAAAACAAAAAACTATTGATTTAATAGCTGTTTATGAAGGGTGGCATTTAGGCCCAGAAGGTAAGCATGTAATCGCAATTGATAATTGTACTTTATTATGTGAACCGTGGAAATTTAAAACATTCCCATTTGCATTTTTCAGATATAATACTAGTATTGCTAGTTTTTATGGTAATGGTATAGCTGAAGAATTAAAAGGTACTCAAACTGAGATAAATAAAATCTTACGTGATATTCAAAGGGCGCAAAACCTAGTAGCTGTTCCTAGAGTATGGGCTGATTATAATTCTAAATTGAATACTACACACCTTAATAATGAGATTGGCTCAGTAATAAAATACACAGGGAATAAGCCGACGACTGAAACAGCAACCGCTATGAACAATGAAATCTATAACCATGTTAAGTGGCTAATTC